TGGTGTCTCTTATGTAGCAATGACCCGCTCTGGTTATTGTGGAGCTCATGTTGGTGTGACCGACTCTTCACAAGGTAATGGTTCTAAAATCATTGGAATTCACACCGCTGGTTCTGATGGTTTTGGACCTTGTTTTGCTGCTTTGATCACCAAAACTGATATTAACAAAATGATTGATCGTTTACATAATAGGGGTCCAACAGTTAAACCTGTGCGTGATATAATAGGTGCTGTTGCTCCTAAAGCATCAACTTTTGTTAAAGGTAATAGTGTGCTTACACCTAGTCGCTACCCTATGAAGAAACCTACTACAACTCAAGTTCAGTGTAATAAACCTGCTGTCTATGAGAAAGCTAGGGCTAAATATAACCGTGATTTTGTAGTAGCAGAACAAGATATGATTGATTACGAAACATGCGTTGAACAAATGTTTTATGATTTGGAATGTCGATCAGTTACTCCTTTTGTGCCGACCACATTTGATATGGATACTGCTATATTCGGGTTAGAAGGTTCTGCTTTCAAATCTTTGGATTTGAGTACCTCACCTGGTTACCCTTTTTCCGCTATGGGAATAAGTAGATCCAAACTTGTTGGTAAATATGTTGGTTCAACCTTCATTAAAGGTGAACTAGCTGAAGGTATTGAACAAGATGTTGTTCATGCTATAGATTGTCTTATGGAAGGATGTGTACCACCTATGCCATTTATGGACACTGTTAAGTATGAGTGTCTAGAAATTGCTAATTCTTGAAGATAAAGGAAGAATGGTTTCTGCTTCGACAATAGTTCGTGTTGTTGTTTGTAGGATGTTGTTTGGACCTTTTTCTGATTGGATAATGCAAAATCATCTTTATAATGAAATTGCACTTGGTGATAACCTTCTTGGTCCTGACGCTGATTATGTGGCTAGGCAACATATCGCTATGGCACAAGGTAAAGATGTTTCTTCTGCTGGTGATTATTCTGCTTTTGATGCGAGTCATAACCAGCAAGTGTTAAAATGTGTTCTTAAACATCTTGCTATATTTTGTCGTGATGGTACTGATATGGACGTTGCCCGTGAGACTTATGTTACTTCGTATCTTGGAACTTTCCACATACGTGGAGACTCCATAGACATTATGGAAAATGG